GTGGCGCTATGGTTTCTTGGTTTATTGAAATTCTTGCCTAATGACTTATCTGACAAAATTGTCAATTTACTGCTTGGTAGGATAGGATTAGGCAAATGAGATATCTATTGCTTCTTTTATTGCTGACTGGCTGCGAAGACCGCTATCGGTACAAGTGCCAGAATCCTGACCATTTCCACGCACCAGAGTGCCAGAAGCCAAAGTGTCTATTCACTCAGCAGTGTCCAGAGTATCTGGTCGCACCCATCTTGGAGAAACAAGTCAATGCAAACCAGCCAGAAGCCAAATCTAACCCCTGACGAGATCGAGGTCAGAGTCTGGGGCTTTGTGGTCATTGCGGTGACTTGCATTCTTTGCTTCATTGTGGTCGCGCTTTTGTACTCAGTGACTTTTGTCACTCAGCCCATCAAATCAATGGCCCCCATTGACCAGGCTTATACAAAGATGCTGAACGACATTGTCTTGCTCATTGTTGGCGGCATTGGTGCGGTGATGGGCAAGAAGGCAGTGGGAACTGCCGCCAAGGCTTTTGGTGGCCAGCAGTCCATGCAGCCCATGGGCCAGTGCATAGGCCAGCCCATGCAAGGCTATGGCCAGCAATACGGCTACAGCAACAATCACGGATTTAACGCAAAGACCAACGGCATCCCATCTCAGCCATTTGGTGCAATGCCCACTTGGACCAACCCAGAGCTAGATGAGTCATGGACTCCTGGTCCACCACCTACAACGCCACCGGACCATCTTGAGGATGACCATGAGCGTGAGCAATTGGCAGCTGCCAGACAGGAGTCAGAATGATGTTTGGAATACCACTCCCTTGGATTGCATTTGCTGTGGGTATTGCCCTGCTTGGCTCATACAAAGGCGGCTATCACTATGGCTGGACAGACAGGGACAATGACATGAAGATTGCCATTGCCAAGAAGAATGATGAGGCCAGAGCCAAAGAGGCAGAGCTTGGCACTAAGTTGATTGATCAGGAAACGAAACTCAGAAAGGCCCAAGATGATATTGTCAAGAAACAGTCTGCTATGCATGAGCTTGCTAGGACTGGCCGGCTGCGGCTCCCAACCCCAAGTTGTCCACAAGCCGGTCCAAGTGCCACCATTGCCACTGGAAATCCACAACCCAGCGATCCCCCTCAAGCCGAATCTGAGCGACAGGTTATTGAAGCTCTTATCGACCTCGCAGCCGATGGAGACAAAGCAATCACCAAGCTCAACGCCTGCGTCAGCGCCTACGAAGAAGTAAGGAGAATCGTCAATGGTCAATAGTGAGCAACTGGCCCAGCTGCACATTGGCCCAGAGTGGGTCGATGCGCTTAACGAGACTTTCCAGCGCTTTGACATTTCAACGCCACTGCGTCAGGCTGCCTTTATCGGCCAGTGTGGCCATGAGTGTGGCCAGTTTAGGATTCTTGAAGAGAACTTGAACTACAGAGCCGAAGCCCTGCAAAAGCTCTGGCCCAAGCGCTTTGACGCGGCCAAGGCCCAAGCCTGCGCTAGAAATCCGAAAGCCATTGCCACGGCTGTTTACTCGAATCGAATGGGCAACCGAGATGAGGCTAGTGGCGATGGGTATCGTTTCCGAGGAAGAGGATGCATCCAGCTCACAGGGTCTGCAAACTACCACCATGCTGGTCAAGCGCTGGGGGTGGACTTGATCATGCAGCCGGAGCTGGTGGCCACGCCCCAGTATGCTGCGCTGACTGCCGGATGGTTTTGGGACACTCACAAGCTCAACCAGTATGCGGACAACCAAGACTATAAGACCATGACCAAAAAGATCAATGGCGGGTTTATTGGCCTAGACGATAGGATCAAGCACATCAACCATGCCCTGTCTGTCCTGACATAATTAGCCATGGCCACCAAGCAGCAACAATTAGAGACTCCATCGATACCGAGTCTGGGTTTCCCCCCAGAGGCGTATGAGCGCAGGCACTTGAATGAAAACTACAGCTCATTGAATGGATACTTTAGAAAGCTGACCACAGTGCTAGGGTCTCTGTTTGGACCAAGAGGCGGCAAGTTTATGAACAACCCCTATGGGGCTTTTCAAGACTCAACCGACCAGGTGGCTGCCAACACCACCACGGCCTATGCTGTCACATTCAACACCACAGACTTTTCCAATGGCGTGACAATTGCCAGTGGGTCCAGAATCACTGTGGCCGATGCCGGAATCTGGAACTTGCAGTTTTCCATTCAGTTTACAAACACAACAAATGCGTCTCAAGATGTGGATGTCTGGTTTCGGGTCAATGGCACAAATGCGGCAAACTCAAACAGTAGATTTGGCTTTGCACCCAGAAAAGGTGTTGGCGACCCATTTCACACTATTGGTGCAATCAATTATTTTTTGAGCTTAAATGCCAATGACTATGTTGAGATAATGTGGAGGCCAACCGATGTCGGTGTCTCGATTGAGCAATACCCTGCCGGAACAACCCCCACACGGCCAGCAGTCCCATCAGCCATTGTCACAATGAGCTTTGTCTCAAACATTACCTAAACACTGCCATGTACATACCCCTCAAACTCCCCCCAGGCATTTACAGAAACGGCACTGAGTATCAGTCAGCAGGCCGTTGGTATGACGCAAATCTGGTGCGCTGGTACGAGAATACTTTGCGGCCCATGGGTGGCTGGAGAAAGCGCTCATCAACTCAGATCAGCGGAATGTGCAGAGGCTTCTTGAGCTGGCGCGACAATAGCGCGACACGTTTTACCGGCATTGGCACGCACACTAAGCTCTATGCCATGAGCGAGTCTGGCACGATCAAGGAAATCACGCCAAGCGGGTTTACAGCCGGTGTGGCTGATGCCATTGTCAAGACGGGTTACGGCTACAGTGACTATGGCAAATTCAGCTATGGTGTGGCCAGACCCGATTTGGGTGCAATCACACCGGCCACCACATGGTCAATGGACACATGGGGCCAGTATTTGATTGCCTGCTCCAATGCCGATGGCAAGCTCTATGAGTGGCAACTGGGTTTCACAACCCCCACACTCGCAGCTGTCATCACCAATGCCCCAACGAGCAACAAGGCGGTCATGGTGACTGCCGAGCGCATCATGTTTGCCCTTGGCGCTGGTGGAAACCCACGCAAGGTCCAATGGTGCGACCAAGAGAACAATACCCTTTGGACCCCAGCAGGCGACAACCAAGCAGGAGACTATGAGCTTGCAACGCCTGGCACTCTCATTGCCGGCAAGCGGGTCAAGGGTATAAACCTCTTGTTCACCGATGTCGATGTCCACACGGCCCAGTATGTTGGCGCTCCATTTGTCTATGGCTTTGAGAAGGCCGGCTCTGGCTGCGGTCTCATCTCGGCCCAGGCGGTGGCGGCTATTGACACTGCTGCCATTTGGATGAGCAAGGCAGGCTTCTGGATTTATGACGGATATGTCAAGCCACTGCCAAGCGATGTGTCCGACTATGTCTTTGGCAATATGAACTTCAATCAGTCATCCAAGGTCTATGCGGTCCACAACAGCCAATATGGTGAGATTTGGTGGTACTACCCAAGCAGTGGCAGCAATGAGAATGATAGCTACTGCACGTTCAATTACAGAGAAAACCACTGGAACATAGGATTGTTGGCCAGAACTGCTGGCACTGATGCTGGAGTGTTTACCAACCCAATGGCCGTGTCAACCGATGGTTATGTCTATGAGCATGAGGTCGGCTTTGCTTATGACAGCGCCAGCGTCTATGCTGAGTCTGGGCCAGTGCAATTGGGCAATGGCGACAACATCATGTCGGTCAGGCAAGTTGTGCCAGATGAGCAGACACTGGGTGAGGCGGTGGTTTCATTCAAAACTCGAAATTACCCCACTGGCACACAATCCACATTTGGGCCATACACGGCAGCCAACCCGACTGATGTCCGGTTTGCAGCGCGCCAGGTCAATGTGAAGGTGACTGGTGCGGTATTGGCCGACTGGCGAATTGGAGTGATGAGGCTTGATGCCATCCCCTCTGGAAAGCGATGAGTGACCAAGAACATTTGGAGAGGCTACGCCACCATGTGGAGGCGGCATTAGAATACTCTGGAGGCACACATAATTTTGACGATGTCACTGAGATGGTCGAGGGTCACAGATTGCAGCTGTGGCCGGCCAAGGACTCGGTGGTGTTAACTGAGATCATTGTCTACCCACGACTGAAGTGTTTGCATTACTTCTTGGCTGGTGGCGACCTAGATGAACTCTCAAGGATGAGACCATTGATCGAATCCTGGGGCAAATCAATTGGTTGCACCAGGGTGACTTTGGCAGGCCGAAGAGGCTGGGCAAAGACATTTTTGAAAGACGAAGGGTACAGTCCACAATGGTCTGTACTGGCAAAGGAGATATAGGCAAATGGCATCAGCTGGGTTGACTTGGGCGCTGAATAACGGCATGACTGCCGATCAGTATTATCAGAACATCTTTGATTTTGTTTTACAGAATCAAGGAATGTCTGATGCTGATTTGCGCTCAGTCATGGACCAGTATGGCATTAGTCCAACCGATGTGGCCCAAGCCACTGGGACAAAGCCAGAGGCCGTTCAGCAGCGTTATGAGGCCATTCCTGTAACTGCGCCAGAGCCTGTCTATACACCACCAGCACCACCAAGTCTTTTAGAAACACCACCAGAAGCGCCAGCCTATGTAGCGCCAGTGGAAACACCAGCCTATGTAGCGCCAGTGGAAACACCAGCCTATGTAGCACCGGTGGTTGCACCAGTGATCACACCAGTGAGTTTGCTGGAAACACCAGTAACAGCGCCAGTGGCTGCACCAGTAACAGCGCCAGTGGGTTTATTAGAATCACCAGTGGTAACAGCACCAGTAACAACGGGGTCCAATATGGCAACTTCAGCAGCTCTTAATTACGCGCTCAATAACGGGATGACCCAAGCGCAATTTGACAAAAGAATTTTTGATGCGGTAGTCGCTGCCCAGAAAGCTGGCACAAGTAACACTGATCTGCGCATCGAGATGGACAGACTGGGCATCACACCAGAAGATGTGGCCCGTGCCACTGGCGTGACCACTCAAAGTGTTGCTGAAAAATACGCTGCGGCAGTGCCAACAACTCAAGCCGAATTGATTGCCAAGGCTGCTGCTGATGCGGAGCTTGCAGCCCGTACAGCACGCGACACTACAGCGTCAGCAGCCACTATTGCTGCGGCCAGACAAGCGGCAACGACATCACAGGGTCTTTTGAGTACAGCTGATCAAACGGCTGCCACCGCTGCTGCGGCCACACTTGCTGCCCAGCAAAAGGCTGCGGCTGATGCCCAAGCAGTTATCAATGCCAAGGCGGCTGCCGATGCAAAAGCCGCTGCGGCACTGAAAACCAAAACCACAACGACTCCAACCGGCTTAAATGCCCAACTTGAAAAAGCATACAAGGATGGTGACATTGCCTTGCTCAATAGTTTGTTGGCCCAGAATCAGGTGACATCAGCGCAAGCAAAGAATATGTTTAACCTGACAGATGCTGACTTGTCATGGATTCAGAACAATGCCGGTGGCAAGTTTTACACGCCACCAACAACACCAACGGCCACGCCTGGTGCGAACATGGGCATTGGCGGCTCATTTGCCAACTTTCAGTCAATCCCCATTGGCGCTCAATACAACCCTGCGGTGACAGCTGGTGGTGCATCCCCATACTCTCAGATCATGGGCCAGATGAAACCATTCACAAACCCTTACCAAAATGTTGTGACCAACACACCAATGGGTGGATATGACCCAGGGCTATATGACAAGATTGAAGCGGCTAATGTTGCAAAAACAATTGCGACTCAAGAAGCGGACAGACTAGCAGCAACACAAACAGGGATGGAGCAAAGCAGCACTGGTGGATTGGCCGGTGGCGGCATGGTCCATGGCGGTCTCATGTTTGGCATGAATCCTCCTGGTCCAGATGATGGCGCTGTCAATCTTGATCTTGGCGAATATGTGGTCAAGAAGTCAGCAGTCAATAAGTATGGCCGTGGACTTCTGGACATGATCAATGAGGGCAAAGTGCCTGCCAAGAAAATGAAATCTTTACTCGGATAAGGTGGCGATATGTCAAAAGGTGGAACAACTACATCAACAAGCTCCATTGATCCTCAGATCAAAGAAGCATTCTTGGCCAACTTTCAGCAGGCCCAAGGGGTCGCTGGTGCTTTGCCAGTCCAACAGTTTGCAGGGTACAACCCCATGTATCAGGCAGGCGAGGAGGCTCTGGTCAACACGGCCCTCGCTGGCCCAGGCATCACTGGCACTGACTTGGCCGCACAGATGGCGGCTTATGGCGGTGTCTATCAGCCCAGCCAAATTACAGCGCAGCAGACCAATCTTGGCATGACTGGACCAGGATCAATTGCCTCTTACATGAATCCCTATACAGAGATGGTGCGCAAGAATGCATTAGGTGATTTGGAATCTGCACGCCAAGCGGCTATCCAGCAGACTGGTGAGCGTGCAAACGCTGCACGCGCATTTGGTGGATCACGCCAAGGTGTGGCCGAGGCTTTGACTAACCAAGGGTTTGCCAAGCAGGCCGCTACACTAGGCACAACATTGAACGAGCAAGCATTCAACCAGGCGATGGCCATGCAGCAGGCCGATATTAGCCGGATGTCAGCAGCCGACATTGCCAATCAGCAAGCAGGCTTGCAAGGTGCGCAATTGCGACTAGGTGGTGCAAGCCAGCTAGGCAATTTGGCTGCACAGCAACAAGCATTGCGTCTTGGTGGCGCTCAAGCGGTCATGGGTGCTGGTGGTGCGCGTCAGGCTTTGGACCAGCAACAAATGGATGCCATTCGCAACATTGGTTTGCAGCGTCTTGGCGTGGTCCAGTCCTCACTGGGTGCGCAGCCTGCTAACCTTGGGATGCAGTCAACGACACCCCAGTATTCAAACCCAGCGTCAAGCGCATTAGGCGGTGCTTTGGCTGGTGGTAAATTGTTTGGAGTACCTGGTGCAATTGGTGGCGGTATTCTTGGTCTTTTGGCTGGAGGCTAAAAAATGGCTGACTTTGATTTTCAAGGCTTATTAGGCAATTTGTTTGGTGGTGGTGAATCAGGCAGTGAGCTTGAAAAACTACTGACTGCTAAACAACGCGAACAATTGGGTTTGCAGTCGACATTGTCGGCAGCAGCTGCATTGCTCCAGGCTGGTGGCCGTGGCCCACAGCGAATTGGTTTGGGCCAAGCCATTGGCTCTGCCTTACAAGCTGGCCAAGGTGCTTATGAGAAAGGCACAACTGGTGCAGTCAATCAGTTAATGCTTAATGCAAAACTCAAGCAAATGCAGCAAGAACTTGCAGGAGATGAGGCTTGGAAAAAATATTTAACTGGTGAAGGCCAGCCACCAGCATTGACTCCAAATCAAGCGGCAATACTTGCACCAACGGCTGCTGCTGGTCCATTCGGCCCTACAGTGGCACGCGCTCAATTGGCATCACAGATGCCTGCACCAGTGGCTGCATCTACAGACCCACTGGCATTTTTAAATCCTGTGCAACGCGCTTTAATTGGTGGAATGCCACGCAAAGAAGGAATGCCAGAGGTTTTAAAAGCAGCAGCAGCTCAAGCTGAATTTGGAAAGCCAGAGCCAGTGGTAATGAATGGCAAAGTGGTTATGTTGCAATACAACAAACTGGGCCAGTCAAGAGTCGCTGAAGGTGCTGCACCTTATGAGGCCCAGTCACCTGATTTACGAGCTTATGAATATATTACTGGCCAACCATTGGCTGGAACTGGTCAAGCAGGCGTAAAAGCTGTTGGTGAATATCGTTCACAGATTGCACCCAAAACACAAGTAGAAGTGAAGATGCCTGGCAACCAGCAATTTTTGGCTGGTGTTGGTGGTGATGTATCAAAAACCCTTAATGAATTGACCATGGGTGCAAGGTCTGCAAACGATACATTGAGAAACATTGAACTAATGTTGCCTGCACTTGACAAGGCCATTGTCGGACCAGGTGCAGACTACAGAACATCAATGTTGCGAATTGGTCAGCAATTAGGTGTTGCTGGTGCTGATGCAAATGAACAATTGGCAAATACTAGGATTGTGGTCCAAGGTCTTGCACAGCGAGAACTTGATGAAGCAGGACAAATGCGTGGCCAAGGTTCATTGACTGAAGGTGAACGCGGGATTCTTAGACGCGCAGCTGCTGGTGATCAAACATTAAGCGCTGCTGAAATTAAGCAGGCACTGTCAACGGCCCAACGGGTTGCTAGATATCGTTTGTCTACACAAGAAGATTATTTGCAACGTGCAAGTAAATTGCCAGGCTTTGAACAGTTTGCACCTATGTATAAAGTCACGCCTTATAGCGCTGGCGGTGGTGGTGGCAATCCATTGTTAAATGCTATTGACCAACAACTTCAAATAAATTCTGGAGTCAAAAAATGACCACTGGACTAGAAGGTTTCACAACTGAAGAACTGCTTAAGATTAAGCAGGGCGATGTCTCTGGTCTATCCACTGAAAAGCTACAAATTCTTAAAGGCATTCTGTCGCAAAGTATTGGCGGGATGATGGAGCCACAGGCCGCACCAGCGCCAGCATTGTCCCAGCCACTGCCAGAAGCACCAACCCAACGCCTGCGCTCTATTGCGCAGGGCGTGACTCTTGGCTCTGCTGATGAGATGGAAGCGCGTTTGCGTGCATCAGTGACCGGTGAAGACTACGGCAAAGTGCTTTCTGAAATCCAAGGCAAGATGAAGGCTTATCAGGCCCAGTCACCTTTCGAGGCATTAGGTTATGAGGCACTGGGCGGTGTTGGATCAGCGGCTGCATTGACTTTAGCCACTGGTGGCACGGCAGCGCCATTGACTGGCCCAAGGGTGGCAGCTAGTGTCGCACCATTGGTCAGGGCATTGGCCGGCACTTCAGCGCTTGGTGGCGCTCAAGGCGGTGTTACAGGCTTTATGACGGGCGAGGGAGACTTTGCAGCCCGTGCGGCCAGAGTGCCAAGCTCCACAATGATGGGTGCTTCTATTGCCCCAGTAGTGCAGGCTGCATTCATGGGCGCTGGCAAGCTCACAGACATGGTCCTAGACACTGCTAGGCGCGTGTCTGGTGGCCGTGGTGGCAAGGCAGCAGAGGCTGAGATTCAGCGGCTGGCTGAACAGACTGGTCTGACCACAGACGAACTTGTGCAACGCATTGCCAGTGGTGAAATCTTGGCCGAAAACCAAACATTACTGCAAGCTGTGCGTGCTATGTACACCCAAGGCGGTAAGGCATCGACAACCATTCAAAGCGCTTTGTCTACACGACCAGACACTTTGCGCACAGAAGCCTTGACAGATATGCAGCAAAAACTGGTCAGCGGCCTCAATCCCAACTTTGTTGGACCAAGACCAAATAATGAAAATGTTTTGCGTTTTTACAGAGCAACCAAGGATGAGGCCCAAGCGCTAGAAAACAAAGCCTATGAAGACGTATGGAAAACTGGCGGCATCATTGGCGAAGATTTATTGGTCAGTCTTAAAGATGCGCTTCAAAGATCGCCAGGGGCGGCCAATGATATCAATACGATTTACACAGCCGCTACAGGCAAAAAGCCATTTTTCTCTTTTGACAAAGATGGAAATATTTTATTTTCCAGAACACCAAATCTTAAAGATGCTGAGATTATTAGACGAGGAATCAAGACTTCAATTGATTCAGCCTATACGGGCGGCAAGCCTGAAGTTGGAATGGCCTTAAAACCCGTTGAGTCTGATTTAAGAACGGCAATTGATGCGTCTTCACCCAAGTTGGCTGCAACCCGTGCTGAAGCCTCACAACTTAGAACTGCTAAAACTGCATTCGAAGACGGCCGTACCATCTTTAACAAGAGTGCAGATGAAGTCCAAATAATGATGGAAAAGATGGTTGACAACCCTGGCGCTGCCAATGCGTTTAGAGCTGGCGCTATGGATGCTATACGATCCAAGATGGGGACTGGTCGCGCCAAAAGCATGATGGGTGTTTTTAATAATCCAGAAACAAAAGAAGGCGCTATCTTGCGCACCATTTATCCTAGTGACGAGCTTGATGGCATCTTGACCCGCATTGGCACAGCGGCCCAGTCACAAGTCGCTAAGAATAGGGTTCTTGGTGGCGCAGACACAGCATCATCACTTTTGCAAGCTGCAAAAATTGGCTCGACCATCACTGCTGATGAAGTGGCCAATGCTGTCACTGGCAACCCATTGGCTGGACTCAGAATTGTCAACAAGATGCTAGGCGAGTCCAACAAGGCAATGTCGGAGCAAGATCGCCAGCGAGTGGCTCAGATTCTGATTTCACAAGACCCAGAGATTGTGCGCAAAGCATTGCGTGATGAAAGCGGAATGGCCAGATTGCAGCAGGCCGTGGCGGCTGGTGCGAGAATGCTTCAAAAGACTGTGCCTTATGGTGCAAGCTACATTGGCGAGACAATGCCAAGACCTGGTCTTTTGAGCCAGTAATCACTGACCAAAAAACGCGGCCACAAGTGGGTCGCGTTTCACAACCCGTCTTTTCTGCCTGCGTCTGGCCAAGCCAAAGTCTTTGTCATCTGCTGACATTTTCTCTCTGTATTTTTTGATGCGCTCTGAGCCTGGCACTGGCCCAGGGGCAATGGCATCTTCCTCATCACCCCATGACCACAGAGGCCGCCACTGGCCATTGTTGCTGACTCTGGTATATCCACTGATATATACCAATTCATTGCAGTGAAGGTCAAACAGAATCCTTGCAGCACTGCGCCTGGCACAAAAGCACAGCTTGGCCAGATCAAGGTCTGAGAGGTTCCCTTTCTTTTGTAGTGCTGCCTCGATGGCAGGCTCCACACGGGGTTTTAAGCCTCTGGCCATGTGTCGGTCTCCATTCTTGCTTTCAAGCGCTCCAGCATCGTTTTGACAACGTATGCATGGGTTTTGACCTCATTCGGTATGGCATGGCCAAAGACTTCTGGGTGGAGTAAGTCATTGACCAGATCAAGGCAGGCATCGATGGCTGGTGGTAGGTCATTGTTCATTCAAGAGTCTCCAAGCGGTGGCTGCGCAGAGTGGGACTTGCCCGTTTCCAATGGCTTTAAGTCTGTCCACCCTAGCGGCCACCCCATCAGCCACTCGACCCACACTGGGTTCAGCGGCCCACCAGCCTGTGCCGCTAGGGGGATTTCGTTCCTCTTGTACTCCGAGGGATTTCCACCGTCTTTGTGCATTCTGGACACTGGTGTTGGCCACAGTCTGGGATTGTTCACTTGGTCCACCAGTCTGATTTGTACGGGCTGACCATTCGCTCGATGATTCTTGCCTTGCTTGAGTATTCCAGATGTCCCCCCCCCCCCCCGTGTCGGGCGTGCGCCACAATCCAGATGCGGTCGCGCTGGTGCGGTGCGCCAATGTCGGCAGCTCCCATAACATTCCATTTCGAGTCATACCCGAGACTGGAAAGGTCTCCAAGGACTCGCCCGATTCCTCGATGAATGAGCATTGGGCTGTTTTCCACAAATACAAATCTGGGTCGAATTTCGCTAACCACCCGCGCCATGTGATACCACATTGAGGAGTTTTCTCCATCAAGCCCTGCTCCTCTGCCAGCGATGGAAATGTCGGTGCATGGAAAGCCGCCAGATATAACGTCAACAATTCCTCGCCAAGGTTCTCCTCTAAAGGTTTGTACGTCATCCCAAATCGGGAAAGGCGCGAGAATGCCGTCATTTTGTCTGGCGCACAATACGCTTGCTGGGTATGGCTCCCACTCGACTGCGCAGACTGTGCGCCATCCAAGGAGCTTGCCTCCGAGTATTCCTCCACCAGCGCCTGCGAAAAGAGCCAGCTCATTCATCACCATCCTTAAACTTCTCCAGCGCAGTCACTTCAATGTGGTCCACCATAGATTGCAGAATCATGTGGGCAATGTCCACATCAGTGCCAGCGATGTATGCATTGTTGAGGGTCATGCACTCTTCAATATCAGGCTCATAGGGCGCACCATAAGAGTCTCTGTAGCCTTTCTCTTCTGGGCTGTATTCCAGAAAACATATAAGGTCCACATCTTCAACGGCACATTCAAACTGGAACAAGTCTTTGGGGCATGGGGGTGTGGGGCCGTAGTTCATGCTGACCACCATGCCACAAGTAAAGCGGCCATGCCAACGCCAATGGCAATGGCGGTCAAATAATCAAGAAGGGTTTCGGTTTGCGGTTTCATTTCGTTTCTTTCGTTTAAGTGATATGGACAAACGGATGATGACAGAAATAAACTTTCTGTAAACATTTATTTTTATCTGTTGTTTTTATACATAAAGCGCAATTAGAATGCGCCCATGGAATCAATTCACACTATCAGGGCAAGGGCCAAGGCTCACAAGATCACCATGGCTGCGGTGTGCGATGCCGCTGGCATCCAGCAGTCCCAAGTCAGCCGGTGGCTGTCTGGAACTGTGGAGCCTCTGTGGACATCAGTCAATCAATTGAACATTGCGCTCGAAAAATTAATCGACCAATCACCAGTCATTGTCGATTGAGGCAGCAGCTGGTGCGCTCGCTTTCTTTGGCGAGATACCAAAGTCAGCAGCTGCACTGGGTTTGCTACCGCCAAGCGACTCACCCTTTTCCAAGAGCATGATGTTGTTGAGGCCAAAGCTGACACCTTTATTGCCGGCCTGGTCATACGCATAGGCATTCACGGCAACACGGCCATAGTCGCCAGAGACAATGTCTTGGCTGCCCAAGATGTCGTGGCCATGGGCATCTACTGCACCAGGCTTGGCCGTTGACTTGGTGTTGAAAAAGAAGTGGCCAGCGTATTCAGCGCTCAATGGCGAGCCATCAGATTTCACCTCAGTGTCGCCATCACGCAAGGGATTGCGAACAGTCTTTGGGATTTTGTCCCCAAACTTGGCAGTCAGTGCCTCTTTGGCTGCGGCCTTGAGCTGGGCCACAGTGTCAGTGTCAGTCTTTGGGACCAGCACCTGGGTGGAGAACTCTTCTTTGCCGTTCATCTCATTCTTGCGAGCAGTCAGTGCTGAGAAATAAGAGAAGCGAACTTTACCGGTTACGACTTTTGTCATGGTTTTTTCTTTCAAAGGTTTACAGGGTTAATGGTTTACTACGTTTCTGCGTTTGCAGAAATTGCACTTTAGCACAAATGCAGATATGATCGCCACAAGTTAAAACGAGGAAACCGAAAATGCAGTTATTCCCACATCAGCAGGAAGCCAAGCTCTTCTTGCTATCTAGGCGCAGGGCCATACTGGCCGACCAGCCCCGTGTTGGTAAGACGCTACCCACAGCAGCTGCTGCCCTAGAAAACCTCCCAGCCCTGATTGTTTGCCCTGCCATTGCCAAGACAGTCTGGGAGGCTGCCTTTGCTCGGCTGGCCCCCAACGTCTCGGTCCATGTGGTCAATGGCAAACAGCAGGCTTCAGAGGTGAATAGTGCAGATATCACCATCATTAACTACGATGTTTTGCAGTATGGACAAACGAATGTGGACAGATATAGCACACTGGTTCTCGATGAGTGCCACAGGATCAAGAATCCAAAAGCCCAAAGAACGAAGGCCGCCATGCTGGCCATGAAAAAGATTGACCATGTTTATGCACTCAGTGGCACGCCCATCCCAAACAGGCCGATTGAGCTGTGGCCCATCTTGCACGGCCTTGGCATTTACAGAGGCGGCTGGTACGACTTTGCGGCCCGTTACGCCAAGCTCTGGAACGCGCCATGGGGCCTAGACACCAGTGGTGCTAGCAACCTGGTCGAACTCAAAGAACTGATGAAGCCCCATGTCCTGAGACGCAAAAAAGAAAACATCTTCAAGGACTACAAAGACCCACAGGTCAGCCTGATCACCTTTGATCTGGCCAATGACAAACGAGAGCAAGCCTTTGATGCCGATGCCTTGATGGCAAACCCCAACGCCTTGCTTGCCTTTGAGGGTCTGGCAGAGATCATGCGCGAGGCCGGTATGCGCAAGGTCAAGGCTGCCAGTGAATTCATTGATGACTTGCTACAGGCCAATGAGCCAGTGGTGGTCTTTGCGCACCACAAGGATGTGGTGGCCGAGCTGGACAAATTGCTCATGGTCCACAAACCAGTGATTGTGGTGGGTGACACAACCCGTGCCAAGCGCGACAAGGCCATTGCAGATTTCCAAGCCGGCAAGACAAAGTGTTTTATTGGTAATATAGCGTCATGTAGTGAAGGGGTTGATTTATCAGCGGCTGACATTATCGTTTTTGTTGAATGCACTTGGTCAACATCTGCGTTAGAGCAGGCTTCAAGTCGAGTTGAGAACATTCAGAAAAATGGCATTAAGCCAATGATTTATATCTTGACCATTCACGCATCGTTGGACCACAACGTCTTATCAAAAATTTTGCGCAAGCAAAACATCATCAACCAGATCATATGAAAAAGTGGAAAAACAGCTGGAAATCACCAGAGTACAACGCATGGATACATATGATCCATCGTTGTGAAAACCCAAAAGACAAAGCTTTTGAGCATTATGGTGGCCGAGGTATCTCGGTATGTGCAAGATGGCAAAACAGTTTTGATGACTTTTGCGATGACATTGGACCGCGCCCATCAAAAGAGTTTTCTTTAGATCGTATTGATACCAATGGAAATTACGAATTATTAAATTGCAAATGGTCGACCAGAATAGAACAAGCTAATAACAAAAGACTAAGCCGTCGAATTTCTTTTGATGGGCAGATGCTAACAGTTAGGGAGATTGCAAGAAAAATTGGTCTGCCCATTCGCACAGTTAGAAGCAGAGTGGATGACGGCATGGATGAGCAAAAAATTGCAAGCCTAAGGCCACACATTCGATCTACTTGGGAACATGGCACTTTGTATGGATATGTCCAAAAAAAATGCAGATGTGAACCATGCCGAAAAGCCAAATCTATTTACACAAAAGGAAAGTGAAACCATGCAACATGAAACCCGAAAACACGCCCGACTCTCAGCATCCCGCACAGACAGATTCATGTCTTGCCCTGGCTCATACCGGCTTGAATCCCTCATGCCTTACGAGCCAGCCGGTGAGGCCGCGGCCATTGGCACAGCGATCCATGAACTGTCTGAGATCATTCTGCGCAATGGTGAAATACCAGCCGGAACTGATCCTGACCATGTGGCCATGGCCCAAGGCTATGCAGACTTTGTCAACACTCTGGTCGAGAATCCGAGGAAAAAGCTCATCGAAGTAAATCTCGATGAAGGCTTGAAGTCTCTGCACCCAGCGCTTGGTGGCACTGCTGATGCTGTTCTTGTCGATGGCAATCACCTCCATGTCATTGATTTAAAGACTGGCCGTGTGGCCGTGGAGGCCGAGGACAACAAGCAGCTGCTGACCTATGCACTTGGCGCCATGCGCCAGCTCAAGGCGCCAAACACCATCGAATGCACCATGCACATCTACCAGCCCCGAGTCGGCCACAGCAAGTGGACAGTGTCTGGCCTGCGTCTTGAGCTACACGGCAGGCGCTTGCAGTCAGCAGCCGAGCTGGCGCTCACAAGCGATGCACCAACAAGCCCCAGCCCAGATGCCTGCCGGTACTGCAAGGCCAAGACCATCTGCCCAAGTATGCGTGAGAAGGTCCAAGAGGCCGCTAGAAACGATTTCAAGCCAGACACGACAGTCACCCCTGAGATGTTAGATAACGCGGCTCTGGTGGCCGCATGGGCCGATGCTGTGCAGTCTGCCGCCAAAGAGCAGCTCACAAACGGAAAGTCAATCCAAGGCTGGACCATGCGCGCAGGCCGTAAGACAAAGTTTTGGAAAGACGAGGCGCTGGTCATGGAAGCATTCAAAGACAACTTGAGTGCATGGGAATTGAAGTCCCCCAGTGCTGTCTCAAAACTTGGCATTGAGATATCCGAAAACCTAGTCGGTGAGAAGGTGGCTGCGGCTTCATTGGTAAGGAGTAAAGAATGACACAAGATGAAATTATTGAGATGGCTAGACAGGCGCAAATGCCATTTTATTGGCGTACAGGTGAAATCACATACTTGGACAAACTTGAAGCCTTTGCCAAGCTAGTAGCACAGCATGAGCGTGAGGCGTGTGCAAAGTTATTAGAAGAAGCCGCACAAGCCGCTAAAGATGTAGACCCACAAGGATTTTTATGGATTGCCATTAAAACAAGTGCCGAAGGCATCAGAGCAAGGGGACAAGCATGAATAAAGAAGAAATCATTCTTATGGCAATAGAAGCGGGATGGGATGCCCATCATGCTGAGTTTGATACACGCATTCAAACCTTTGCCGTTCTTGTCGCTTCTGTTGAGCGTTCTGCGTGTGCAAAGCAATTGGATGCACTTGGTTGTGACCATTGCGCTACCGCTATCCGAGCAAAGTCGAAAGAATAGAATCCAAACCTCATGCCAAAAGAAAAGACCTGATAGCGCGTAAACGCTACCAGGTCAAAAGCTCAACTCTCATGGCAACTAACAAATGAAACCCCAACCTAAAGGAATTTCAGTGACCATCTTAACTGAAACACCCCTGCCAGATACATTCAGCCAGTCCCAGCAAGTGGCCTGCAAGATTGGCGCTGTCGCCCCAGATGCAGTCTTCTGCACCTTTGCCCTGCAAGGCTCAAAAAAAATCCCCTACAAGCGGTCTGGCCAAGGTGTGGCGCGTGATACAGACCCATCAGACCTCTACAACGCTGAAGACATCTGGGCCATGGAGTCATGCCCTCATGGCCAGTATCTTGGCCTAGTCCAGCAGCGCCCCATCATCAGCGCATCAGGCAACTATCTGGTTTGCCTCGATGTAGACATGAAGCACGCAAGTGGACCCACCAACGTGGCCATCCAGCGCATGGCCAAGTACGTCAAACAAAACAAGATGCTGACCGAGGTCTCTGTCTCAGGCCGTGGCCGCCATGTCTTCTTATGGACCCAACCGCCCAAAGAATCTGACCAGGTGCTGCCAAAGTACAAGCTGGGTGGTGGCCAAGAGTTAGAAGTATTCGGCCTGCCAAACAGTGCCGGCAAGTCAGTGTTACTTTCTGGCAATCAATTGGTCGGTGAATTCCAAGAGGCCGTGGACCTTTATGCCTTGCTCCAAGACTGGGGCATCATCGAGCAGCACCAGCTGCAAGAGCCAAAGCCAACTGCCCCACCCAGTCAATCATTTGACTTCACCCAATTAGGCTCAAGACTGGATGACAGCGACCTTGATCGTGCCATCAAGGCTTTGCACCATATTTCCCCAGACTGCGAGTATGACCAGTGGATCGAGTTGGGCCAAGCACTGCACACCGAATTTGGAGAAGCCGGCCTCGGCCCATGGATGACATGGTCCATGGCAGGCAACAAATTCCAAGGGACCAAGGACATAGAGCAGCATTGGAAGAGCTTTCACCAGGGCAAGGGTGTTGGCATTGGCACACTCTTTAAGCACGCCAAGGACTGTGGCTATGAGCCGCCCACCAAGCAGACCGAGCGCAATACAGCAGTGCAAGACTTTGCCGCGGTGATCAGTCAGGCCCAAGGCGATGCACCAGTGGCCGTGGAAGAGGCCAAAGGCTGGCCAGAAAGAACATTGACCATTGGCCAGATCAAGCCCATCCGCTACATGGTCAAAGGCTTCTGGGCGCATAGTTTCATGGTCCTTGCCGGTCAGCCTGGCATTGGCAAGACCACAGCAGTCATCAGCCTATGCATGGTCATGGCAGGCTTACAGGCCAAAGATTGCGCGCTCACAGCAACCAAGAAACGCAAAACAATCATAGTGACTGAAGACAGTGACCAGGTCGAGCGCACACTCACTGGATATTCACGCCATTATGGGATTAGTGCCAGTGAACTCTCCAATTGGTTCGTGATTATCGATGCCAAGCGCAGCCAAGTTAAAGACTTACTCATGCTTGCACATAATGTGATTCACCACACAATAGATAATGTCCGGCCATTATTAGTATTAGACACAGCAAACGCCACAATGGATATTGATAATGAGAATGACAACTCAGAAGTCGGCTCTTTCATTGCAGCCTTAAAGCAGACCATCTACATCCAGCTGGACACGCCAGTCTGCATCATCACACACACCAACAAGACCATCAGCAAGGCCGACTCAGATGCCACTGCCCGTGGAGCCAGCGCATTCACTGGTGATGCAACCCTCACGGGTGTTCTCTTTGAAGATGAGACCAAGACCCGTTATATGCGCCTGGTCAAAACCCGCTACCAGCCAAACTTTAGAGAAATCAAGTTCAACTCCGATGTCTTTGCTGACACTGTCCTTGATGAAGATGGCCTTATCCAAGAGCAAATGGTCCTCCTTGTCGTGCCAGCCATGTCCTCGGAAGAAGACCGAAGGCAGGCAGCTAACGACAGACAGAACGACAAAAGACAGCAGCAAGTCCAAGATGCCGCAGACGCTGCCTGCAACTTTGTCCAGTCCATCATCAACGCCAAAGGCGCTGTCATCATGCGCAGAGGTTCTGGCCGGCCAAGTGTCCCAAAAGAGATGGCATCAATGCACCAGCTGGAATGGGCTGACATCTACCAAGCAGTGCCAGTAGCTGACCAAAGCTATGCGAGAAAGGCCGTGAGCAGTGCCATTTTCCAGCGCTTTGCATTGGACCAGTCAAGCTCTGGATGGGTTCAAATAAAGTAAACCGGTAAACCGGTAGTAAACCGGTAGTAAACCGGTATACCGGTTTAGATAAAGGCAGGTCTGTTGGTATAAGTGGGGGTCCTTAGACCCACTTATCCACAGGCCAATCTGGTCAGTTTTTGGATAGTCAAAAGTAAAGCGGTAAAGCGGTAGATTTCCTTAACCCATACCGGTTTACTTTTCACCCTTTTTGGAGAAAAGCAATGGTCCAACAAGTTACGCAGTTATCCACAGGTTATCCACAATTAGAGAAATTCGTGGAAGATGAGCGCGTTTTCTGCCATCAGTGCAGTAAGGCGGTAAACGTGGAGCAGCGCCTGTCCATGCCGGCAGAGCAGCTGGAGAGGCACAGGAAGGTCAACGCAAAGCCACTGCACTGGATGCTGCAAGAGGCCAAGCTGAAAAATGGATGGGCAACTGTCACATGGTCCGAACACCAGTGTGGCCAGACCGGCCTCGCGGCATTCCAAACTGATGTCAAGCACCGGTGTCATATGTTCCAGACCAAAGCCTCGGCAGTAGAATCCGAGGAATGGTGGTTGACTTAAAACGCAAAAGAAAAAGCATTGAACACATTGACCAGGTCAAAGTGGTCCAACACTTTCGAGCGTTCTATCCTGAGATCATCATTGCAGCAATACCGAATGGAGGCGACAGAACGGCCTCAGAGCGCGTCAGGCTGCATTCTGAGGGTGTACTTGCTGGAATGCCGGATTTATGCGTTCTAGAGCCTAAAAACGGGTTCCATGCGTTATTTGTGGAGATGAAGACCAAGGACGGTGTGGTCTCAGCCAAGCAAAGTGATGTAAATTTGCAGTTAAATGCAAAAGGGTATCGAGCAGTGGTCGCCAGATCAGCTGCCGAAGCAATCAAATCAATCGAGGAATATCTGAATGGCTCGCAACACACTGGCTGAAATAGCCGACCAAGGCGCTGTGAATATCGCAACAACACAAGCCAGAAAAGCTGAGATCAGCGTGGCCAATAAGGCCATCCACAAGTTTGGTGGCGAAGATGCCATCCTCGAATTCATTGCCAGTGGCGGCACGATCTCCGCATTGTGCAAGGTATTAGGGGTGGGGAATACTACGTTTGACCGATGGGTCGAGAGAGGTGGCGCGGAGAGGCAGGCCGGCTACGCACGCGCACGCACGCGAGCAGCGCAAAGTTTAGCAGAACAAACCATCGACATTGCAGACGCTGCCACCATCCAAGAGGTGCAGCTGGCCAAGCTACGCTGCGACAGGCGCGCATGGCTGGCCTCCAAGCTCTCTGAGGAATTCTCAGACAAGCAGCAGCCCCTGGTCAACATCGACCTTGGAAGCATGGCGCTCGATGCCCTGCGCAAGCGATCTGTCGTGTCACTAGACGATTCTGCATAAACGAATACCGAAGCATTCAGCTACTTTATACAATGGCCATTATGTTAAGTGGATAACTAGATATCCACAGAATTAAGTGCATCAAAGTATTACATCGACAGTTATGCACAGAAATCTGTGGATAAGGTTGGCCAAAATCCGTGGATAACCCAGCGGTGGCCGGCTGGCGGTCGGTGGCCGCGACCCCCCCCCGTGGCCGGCTTGGCGGGGGCGACTGTGGCGGCACTAAACACCTACAAAAAAAATTTTTTAAAAAACTAACAAACTTATCAAATTGTGCAAAAATGTCAACTCCACAAAACTACGGAGTAACGAATGCAAACGAAGCAAGCGACAGTCACAATTGATGACCAGGAGTGGATCGTCTTAGACACTGATGAGACTAAAGACAAGAAAGTCTTCTGCGCACTGGGCAAGCCAGACAGTACGATTGTTTGGCACACATGGGTGGACATTAACCAGATTGTGGGAGTAATATGAATATCGCGTTATTAACCAAAGTCAGGCAATTATTTAATGTTGATTATGTCCCGCGTAGTACGAATAGACATAATCAGAAACAATATATTAAAGCGATTAGATTATTAGGTGATAAGTGGTTAACGCACCCACATAATAAAATTCAGAGAATACAGTGAAGAGTAACTTTGTAAATAATCACATAAGACTTAACGGCAATGTGCATGGTCATAAATTACGGCTTTGTAATAAATGCGAAGAGATGAAGCCGCCCGAGGGTGGTGTGCAAATGAGTGCAGCGAGATGGATTTGTGCATCGTGCTGGACCGACAGGGAGACGGGAAGGAATCTGAAACAAGCGAGGATGAGATGACTGATTTGTTGACTGCGCTGCATCTTTCTGTGGTGCTACTGGATTTGAAGGTTCGCATGATGGAGGCGATCAATGAGGAGATGTTTGATTTGGCGATGACGTATCACTTGCTGATACTGGTGAGGACTGATGAACTTCAAGCGCATAAGTGGGCGATGAGTCCATCTGCATGGTCCATCTATGAGACTATTCACCCATGAGTAAAGAGAATGTGTTTGCGTTGTGGGTGGAGCGTTATCAGCCGGACCCTGTGCTATTTGTGCGGGAGGTTCTGGGGGTTGATCCTGACCCATGGCAAGTGAAGTTTCTTGGGGCGATAGCCCGTGGGGATAGGAAGATAAGCGTTAGGTCTGGCCACGGGGTGGGAAAGAGTACGGCAAGCAGCTGGGCCATGCTCTGGTACTTTATGACTCGGTCTCCCGTCAAGGTGGTGGTGACTGCACCGACAAGCTCTCAGCTGTATGACGCGATGTTTGCAGAGCTAAAGAGGTGGATCAATGCGATGCCTTTGCCTTTACAGGGGTTATTGACTGTCAAGCAAGAGAGGATTGAGTTCAATGCTGCACCAACTGAGATGTTCATAAGTGCCAGGACATCGAGGGCCGAGCAGCCAGAGGCTTTGCAGGGAATTCACTCAGAGAATGTGATGCTGGTGGCCGATGAGGCTTCTGGTGTGCCAGAGCAAGTGTTCGAGGCTGCGGCTGGCTCGATGTCGGGGCATAACGCGGTGACGCTGCTTTTGGGTAATCCGGTGAGGTCTAGTGGGTTTTTCTACGACACCCACACGCGCCTGGCCGATGAGTGGACCACGTTTCAAGTGGCGTGTACTGACTCGCCAAGGGTGTCGGATGAGTACGTCAAGGAAATGGCTATGCGCTATGGCAAGGAGAGTAACGTCTACCGGATCAGGGTGATTGGGGAGTTTCCCAAGGGGGATGATGACACTGTGATTGCCATGGACCTACTGGAGAGTGCGGTCAATCGGGATGTCGCGCCAAGTGAGTACGCGCCCATGCTGTGGGGCTTGGATGTGGCGCGGTTTGGGTCAGACCGGTCAGCACTATGCAAGCGCCAAGGAAATGCGGTCACAGAGAACATCCGGACATGGAAGAATTTGGACCTGATGCAATTGACTGGCGCGGTGGTGGCCGAGTACCAGGCATTGCCACCCAGCCAGCAGCCGAAAGAGATATTGGTGGATTCGATTGGATTAGGCGCTGGGGTGGTGGACCGGCTGCGGGAGCTGGGCCTGCCGGCCAGAGGGATCAATGTCAGTGAATCACCCGCGATGGGTGGGACTTACAGGAATCTCAAAGCAGAGCTTTGGTACAAGGCGAGAGCTTGGCTTGAGGCCAGAGACTGCAAGATGCCAAAGGATGAGGTCTTGATTGCTGAACTGGCCACAGTGCGGTACTCATTCACCAGCAATGGCAAGATTGCCATCGAGGGGAAAGACGAGATCAAGAGGAGAGGCTTGCCAAGCCCTGACAAGGCCGATGCCTTTGTCCTGACATTTGCAAGTGATGCAATGGCGGGAATGTACGGCAGCACTGGCTCAAGCAAATGGTCTCAACCCCTGCGCAGAAACCTGGTCAGGGTTGCATAATTCGGGTATTGACAAACCAATGGGGGAAACCTATGAAGGCAATGAGTAAAGCGCAAAAGAAGGTTGGCAAGGTAATGCATGAATTTAAGACCGGCAAGCTCCACAGCGGTGGCACTGGCAAGGTGGTGAAGAATCCACAGCAGGCAATTGCCATTGCATTGTCTGAGGCCAAGATCAAACAGAAACCCAAAAAGGGGATGAAATAATGGCCACCATGCAACGCACCATGCGCCAGGTCATGGACAACAAGACCGGCCAGCAGCAACAAGGCAATGAGCAATCATGCCCTATGCCTACGCAAGACATTACCCTCAATCTAAAAAACCGCGCCAAGGCAATTACCAGCGCGGCCTATGGTCCTGAGAATCCAGCGCTGCCCAACACGGCCTACTGGCAAAAGAAGGCTGACACTTGGGATGTGAGCATTGCAGATGCCAAGAAAAGCCGATGCGGTAACTGCGCGGCATTCAACGTGTCCGACAAGCTCAAAGAGTGCATTGCCCAAGGCATTGGCATGGAAGCTGACCCATGGGGAACAATCAAGCTGGCCGATCTGGGCTACTGCGAGATTTTTGATTTCAAGTGCGCAGCAAGTCGCACTTGCGATGCATGGGTGGTGGGTGGCCCCAATACGGGAGAGGGCGATGGCCAAGATGGTCAAGACATGGGAAATGGCGAATATGACTCAGCAGACTCTCTGATCACTATCAATTTGCATGGAAAGGATTGAATGATGAAAGCCGGACT